CCTACATTGACAGGAGTTGGAGCTGCTAAGACTGAAATTAATCCTTATGCAGGAAAGATTACTGGTGAAGAATCAGCTAGGGGTCAATATCCTGTAGTTAAGTTATCTAAGATAAAACAAGATGTTCCTGCTACAGAACAACAAATTAGATCTCAAATTGCTAATGAAGTTTTGGGTGATACTGGTCAAGTTCGTAGCGGTGTTATTACTGGTAATGAAAATACTTTAAGACAGGAATACACAGAAGCTAGATCAGCTAATCCAACTCCAAGAAGCGAATTACTAAAAAGACAAATTGCTGATGAGCAAAATGCTTTGACTCGTTATGCGGAAAAGCGTATCGAGGCATCAGGAGCTAGTAGAAATCTTCCAACTGATTATGAGCGTGGTCAGCTTATGAATGATGCTATTGCTGGAGATGATGGTTTAACAGGATTTTTAAAACAGCAAAAACAAGCTCTTTATGATGAAGCTCGCAATAAAGTAGGTGATAACCCTATACAAACTAATGCAGTAAATAACTTGTTGCAAAACAAACAATTTAGAGCTGGTTTAGGTTTAAGAGGAAATGAAGGTGTTGCTAAGAGCGCAGAACAATTAATTGAGTTAGCTAGAACTGTTGGCTTTGAAGATCGAGCAGGAAATATATTACCTCCTAACAGCATTGCTGCTTGGAAGGCAGTCAGAGAATCTTTAAATGGCGAATGGACTAGAGATAACGCTTCTGTCATTCGTAAAATTAATGATGCTATAGACCAAGATATAGCTAAAGCTGGTGGTCAAGATTTATACAAAAAAGCTGACAATCTTCATAAAGCTGAAAAGAAAATATTTGAATCTAAAGGCATTAAAACTCTTTTTGGTGATGTAGATCCAAATGGTGTGCAAACTGCAACAAACTTTGAGGCTATACCTAAAAAGCTCAATTCCATGCCTGTAGATCAATGGAAACATATTTACGATACTTATGATGAAATTTCCAAGGGTAGAGTCAGAGGAGCTGGATTTGATTTAGAAATTACTCCTGAGTTGGTGCAATATGCCGAAGCTGCCAAAGCTGAAATGCGAGGCGCATTAGCTAGAGAAATATTTCAAGCTGGTGGCGGTAAAGCAGGAGTATGGAATCAGAACTCTGTAAATAATCTTCTTAATAATCCAATCAGAGCTAAAAAGATTGAACACGCTTTTTCTCCTGATGAGCAAAGAGCTTTTCATACTTTAAATTACGCTGGACACATTATGCCTGGTGTTCATGCCTATGAAGGCGCTGCATTGCAAGCACAAAGAGTTAGCAAGTTTGCTGAAAAACTTCCTATGATTGGCAGAGAAGCTGGAGCATTTACTGGAGTTCCACTTGGAGCAACCATAGGTGAAAAAGTAGGAGAAAAAGCAGCTCTGTTCACAATCGGTAAATCTGAGAAAAAACAAGCTCAAAAGTTGCAACAAGAAATGGCAAAAAATGCTCAAAAAGGCAAAACTAATCTTAAAGACATAGGTAAGGAATAATTATGGCATCAGTTCTTTTATCCCCATACGGAGTAGGTCAGCAATTCTTTGATGACAATGGAGTTCCTTTAGCTGGTGGTCTAATCTACACCTATCAAGCAGGATCTTCTACTCCATTAGTAACTTATACAAACAATAATGGAAATATAGCTAATGCCAATCCTATTGTTTTGGATGCTTCAGGTAGAACTCCACAACAAATTTGGTTATTAACTGGTTATTCTTATAAGTTTGTTTTGCAAAATGCTGATGCGGTATTAATTCAAACTTTGGATAACATTTATCCAATTTTGCAAAATGCTCCTTCTTCAGCTCCAGCTATTCCAACTGGAGGAATTATTATTTGGTCAGGATCTACTGGTTCTATTCCTGCTGGATGGTTGTTATGTAATGGAACTAATGGAACTCCTGATTTAAGAGATCGGTTTATTGTTGGAGCTGGTAATACTTATGCGGTAAATGCAACTGGTGGCTCTACAGATGCTATTGTTGTAAGTCATACACATACAGCGACTTCTACTGTTACAGATCCTGGTCATATTCATGCAATTGGCTATAACCCAGGATCAGCAGCAAGTGGCGCAGGTCAAAATGGTATTGCAGATCCTTCTGCTGGCAATACTGTAAACAGTAGATCAAATACAACTGGAATTACTGTTGCAACAACTAATGCAACTGCTGGAGTTAGCGGAACTAACGCTAATCTGCCTCCTTATTACGCTCTTGCTTACATTATGAAGTCTTAATATGTCATTCGAGCTAGATCCAGTTAAATATGGTGTTCTTTGGAATACTGTGGAGAACAACGAAAAAAAACTAGAAGAAATGTCTAAAAAAATAGACAAATTAGAATGTTCAATCGAAGAATTAGTCCGACTTGTAAATCAATCAAGAGGCGCTTTGTGGATGGGATTGGGAATTTTATCGGTCATTAGCGGAGTAATTGGCTTTGTTGGGAGTTATTTTTCAGGAAAATGAAAATGTATGTCAGACCAATTTGGATTTTTAGAAGGAGCAAAAACTCTAAGTAGCTCCTTAAACGCTAGTCGAGATGTTAGCAAAGAGCTTTCTAAAAGCATTTCTGACACTCAAAAAGAAGCTAGTGATGTAGCTCAACAACGCAATCTAGATAGGCGCAGAGAACTAAGAGAAAACGAAGTTCGTAAAGAATTGTTTCTTAAAAGAGTTTTAATTCAATGGGAACATGAAGAACAAGTCAGACGAGAAGAAGCAAGATTACGAGTTGAGTTTTTAAAGAAGTATGGTCAAAGATGGGCAGAAGTTGAGGCTCTTAAAGCCAAGTTGGAAAAGCAAGACAAAGAGTTTCAAAAAGCATTTGATAAAGATTTACGCAAAGCTCAAGTTGCTCAGTTTTGGTGCTTTGTAGTTGCAGGATATATAGCTTATTACTTAGTATGGGGGATTAAATAATGGAAACATTACTAGGATTACTTAAAGGAGTTGCTCCTGTTTTAGCTACAGCCGTTGCAGGGCCAGCAGGAGGAGCTGCCGTAGGTTGGATAGCCTCAAAGCTAAACATTGATGATGCAACTGTTGAAGGAGTAACTAAAGCGCTTACTGGTGATCCTGAAATGGCTTTAAAGCTCAAAGAACTAGACCTTGAATATGCCAAGTTAGAAGTCCAAGATCGAGATTCTGCAAGACAAACCTATGCTCAAGTAGCGACTAGTGAATACGCTACCAAGCTCGATAAAGTCGTTGTTCCTGTTTTAGCTTTGGGGGTTGTTGGATTAGCGTTTACCCTTATAGCGATTTTAATGTTCGTTAATACTCCACAGGATCAGCAACAAATCATTATTTTTGCCCTAGGTTTTATTACTTCTGCTGCTGGTCAAGTCCTATCGTTTTATTTTGGTTCTAGCCAAGGCTCTAAAGACAAGACAGAAGAAATTAAAGGAATGTTGCGGAAATGATTGAAGCTCAACTTTTATCCCTAGGCATTGAAGGCAAATGGCTTGAGCCTTTGTTAAAAACCTTTGATAAATACGAAATTAACACTCCTACAAGACAAGCTGCTTTTATTGGTCAATGTGGGCATGAGTCAGCTAACTTTAAAACCCTAGAAGAAAACCTTAATTATTCGGCTAAAGGTCTTATGGCAACATGGCCAAGCAGATTTTCAAGCCTAGAAATAGCAACTCAGTTTGAACGAAATCCTGAAAAAATAGCCAATAAAGTCTATGGTGGTAGAGCTGATCTAGGCAATACCGAGGATGGGGATGGTTGGAAGTTTCATGGAAGGGGTCTAATTCAGCTCACAGGAAGGTCAAACTATACAGTCTGTGGGTTAGCCTTAGATAAACCATTTGCAGAGCATCCTGAGCTTGTTTTAGAGCCTGAGAACGCTAGTCTTACGGCTGGTTGGTTTTGGAACAAAAGGGGTCTAAATGCTTTAGCGGATTCTGAAGATTGGACTACCATCACCAAAAGAATAAATGGTGGGATTATCGGTTTAGAAGATAGAATCAACAAGATCCATAAAGCTATGGATATTTTAGGAGCTTAAAAATGATTAAAGAAACCAAAAAACATGAAAAGCGTGAAGAAGCGCAGATGATTAAATTGCGTAACGCTGTCTATGAATTTGGCAAAGAACTAAAGAAGCATGAGAAAGAGCCTATGGATAAGGCTCATCCCATGAAGAAATAACTAGCTGTTACGGATTATTTGTCTTACTTCTTCTAAAGTCTTAATTCGGCTAGTTTGCCAAGCTAAAGTCCATATTTGCATTGCTGCATCATTTGGGTTAAAGCAAGTTGGAAAGGTGTCAAAAAAAGCCTTTTCACAGTCGTTTTCAGGTATCGGAATCTTTCCTGCAAATGGAACATCTTCATAGTTCATTTGATCCTCGCTACTTTAGCTTTTCTTAAAACTTGCTCGTATTGTTTTTTGGCTTCATCATCCAACTTACGCAACGGAAGGTTCTGCCAATAAGACCATTTGTCTTTGTATTCCTGAAGCTCAGATGGAGGAGTCCAACCATTTAACCTCCATCTAATCGTAATATCTGTTCCACTCGTAGTCCAAATATGCTCCATAAATTCTCCTTAATAGTATCTATGTTTAGGCATACAAGTTACTTCAACAGGAATATCAGTAGTAAAGCCGTTAATAGAACGCTTGGTTGTTATTACCACAGCTCTTAGACCAGCTCCTTCACATTCTGTAACACCATTGATAACTTCATTTCTAGTTAAAGCAGCAACTTGTTTATCTAATATTAACTGTTGGGAAGGCGCTTGGCTATACACAGTTGGATTACTGGAACAAGCAACCAAAATCCCACAAATTAACACTAACAATATCTTTTTCATCACTCCTCCTTAGAATGGAACATCATCCTCAATTTTGTTAAAAGAACTGCTTGGCTTTTCTTTATCTTCAGGAACATTTAGGTAAGCAAGAATAGATCCTTCTTTCATAGCAAAGATTGGGATTGATTCCAACTTGAGCATTAGTCCATGCTTGGTTTCCATTACAACTCCAATAGACTGATAGCGTTTTTTCATAGTGCCATCATCACCTTTAAATTCCGATACTGCTGCCTTCACAAAATATTTAATTCCCATTTCGTTTCTCCATAAGATTCACTTCTGCTTCTACTTCACTCAAAAATTGCTTAATATCGTTTTCCATCTCTGCAATAAACTCATCATCTCGATTGACTCGGACAATTAGCAGTTGGCTTCTTTCAGGCATACGAGGATCAAAGCTCACAAAGTCGCACCATTTAGCTCCTGTAACTGACATCTGAGCTTGCATCTGAATAATGTATTTCTGAGGCGGTTCATTAGCTTTTATATAGCTCCAATGAGTAGCCGAATTAGGACATTTGATCTCAATCAATCCCATTGTCATAAAAAGCGAATTTTGCTCACTATTTAAAATTTTTCCAACAAGACCATCAGGAGAGCATCCAAAGCCTTCTATTGTGGGATGATTTACAAAAGCTATCTGATCCACAAAGTTACCTGTCGAAACCTCATAAGCAACTCTAGCTTGAGGTTCTGTAGCAACTCCCCATTCCATAGCGGAATTGCTATAAGATTCTTCTATGGTCTTTGTAACTCGTTGCAAGGCAAGCTCAATCAGATAGTTTCCTCGACTAGCTGAAGCTCCTGATTTTGTCTTTGCCAATATGTCAGCAACTCTAGAGGCGGTAACTTTGCCTAAGCGGAGCTGATGCCATTCCTCAGTTCCTTGCTGTATCGCTGCAATACGATCTTCAGTTGTAAAGGTAGTCATCACTTCTCCAAATAAATATAAATAAGAACAAACAAAATAAAGATCCAACAAATAAAACCAGTAAGAGCTAGGAATGTGATTAAAAGTGTCATTTTTTCCTAGCCTCCTTTTCTCTTGCTAAGATTGCATCAAAAATAGGTTTAAGTTCCCAGTTCTGCTTTTTTGGCATCTTTGGCAGAGGAAATTTTTGCAACTGCTGATTTATCTTTTGATAAGGCTTTGTAGGCTGCACCATAGGTTTCCTTTAGTTCTTCAATATCTGTAGCTCCATTAATTGCTACACACCATTTATCTGCTTTCTCACTTAAATCTACTTCTTCCTCATCAGGAATATCTTCACCAGCATAGATGTAGAGTCCTAGACCATGCAAAGCTATAGCCTTAGCTAAACAGCGTTGCATAGCTGTATTGACCTGAAACGCATCAGGATTAGGAATAGCTTTGTTCATGTTCATAACTGGTAACTGAGCTGTCATGGTTTTGCCAAAAGCTGTTACTGAGCAAAAGACCATCAAAGTTTCGTTAAAGTAAACAGGCTCTTTGTATTCCCATGTAGCGGTTGCATCAAGCTGTAAGAGCTGATCAACTGCCCAAGCCCAAGAGAGATAGGTAAACTTCCCCTTCTTCTCTGTATGCTCATTAACATTAATTCTTTTGATTTCTTGATATGTTTTCATCACTTTTCCTTTAGTCGTTAATTTCTGATTCTGCTGCATCTTTGGCAAAACGCTCCATGTAATCCAAAGCCATCATCATTACTTTTCTGCCAATCTTTTCATAATCTCCAGTATCAATCATGGCTTGGAGAGAATCTGCACCTGCTACATCTAATTCGCTTAATGCTTCTGCTATAGCTGAAGCTGTTCTGTAATCGTATTTAGCGCCTACTTTCATCAGCTCATAGGTTCTATGCTCGATTTCGTCTGAGCGAGTGTCGTAATCTTCAGGCTCGTAGTAAGCATCATGTTTAGACATACCCATTAGAAGCCTCCTGTTCTGTAGATATAGACAAGAGCTAGGAAGATTCCGATAGTCGCTCCCATAATCCAAGAGGCTATGACTTCCCATAATTTAGGTTCTTTTTGATTCATCACTTTCCCTTCCATTTTTTAACAAACTTTTGCAATTTAATGTAATCACTTCTAGGCAATACATATTCTATGTATTCATTCTCACCTTCATCTTCAAGGTCTAATTCGTGTTGCGCTCTAAACACTAAATGGTCAATAGTTCCATCTAGATCATCATGGTTTACATAAGGCAACTTATCAAACTCTGCTTTAGCTTTGCTATACATACAATTTCCTTTCATCACTTGTTAAACTAGATTTAGTATAACACTAAAAAACACTTTGCAACACTTTCTGTTAAATATTTAAGAAAGCCCTATTTCTAGGGCTATCCACCTTTAGGCTGTTTCTAGCTTTCTCCAAGCCTGTGAACCCATCCAACTACGCATTTCTTTGCCATCAGAGGCTCTTGTAGCAGACCAGTAAACCCTTGCTCCATCAACCTTGAAGCAAGTAAATACAGAACCTGATTCCTTGCTTAGTTTTTTATCACCTACACAAATTGGGGTTACTTCCTTTTTGGCTACTTCAATTAAAGGCTGACCATGCACTTTATTAGCAATACTTTCTAACTGGTTAGCAAAGTCTTTGCCACTACGAGCTTTGTTCCTCAAACCCCAAACGATTTGATCTACAGCTCTGCTTTGCTCAAGCAAAGTAGCCTCAGCAAAAGCAATTTTTACATCAACCCATTTTCTGAGTTCAACATCCAAAACCCTTTTTGTTACAAACTCAGGCTTTACAGCTCCTGATTCGTATTGATCTGCTTTAGCCAACAGCTTAGGAATTTTGGCACGAATCTCAGAAACAATACGATCTGTTTCTACTCTAGAAACTTGCATAGGTTGGTAATGATTGCCTGAGCAAACACCTTGAAACCAACCATGAGCAACTGTGTAACCATGCTTAGACATAAGACCACCAACTACAGCTTGCTCTCTAGCACAGCATTGGCAATTACCACGAATTTGAATATCTTTTTTCATCTTTACTTTCCCTTCATCACTTGTTTAAAAATTACTTCTGAATTGAATCAATACGGAAATACTTAGGATTTTTTGCTAAAACAATTTTTACAGCTTGGTTAATTGTTACTGGAACACTCCATTCTTTCCATGTATTTGTGTAGTCATCAAACTTCATTACTACACATTCTTTTTTACCTTGACCTTTGCGTTTCATTTTTATTTCCTTTCAGCACTTGTTAAACTGAGTTCATTATACACAATTTGACAGGTTGCAACACTTTTTTTTAATTATTTTCTAAGTAGTTTCCCTAATATAAGGGTTTTGCATTGTTTTCGTTTTGGTATATGATCTAGCCTGTTTCTTACGAAAGGATAATATGAAACCATTTGACGAATTAAAACTAGAATTTGGTGTATTGGCAAACCTCGCAAAGCCTTTAGGAGTAAGGGAAAACGCAATTTACCAATGGTCTAAACGAGGCAAAATACCTGTAAAACACATCAGAACGCTCATAGAGCTATCGGAAGGCAGACTGACTAAGGAAATGCTCAGACCTGATCTTTTTAAGGGGTAAAGATGAATTTTTACCCTTTTCACATAGGGGATTATCTAAGTCATACCTCCCATCTTACAGATGAGGAAGATTTGACTTACAGGCGCATGATTGACCTTTATTACCAAACCGAAGAACCTTTTACGGATACGGCTAAATTGGCTCGTAAAGTAAGGTCTAGCTTTGAGATTGTAGGCAGTCTTTTGCATGAGTTTTTTGTTTATGAGAATGATGCTTGGCATAACAAAAGAGCTGATGTGGAAATAGCCAAATACAAAGCTATGAAAGATGGGGGTCGCAAAGGCGCATCAATAAGGTGGCATAAGGGTAGCGATACCCCCCCTATACCCCTCCCTAATCACCCCCTAATGCCAACCAAGAACCAAGAACCAAGAACCAAGAACCATATAAAAACTATACCCACTCCTGAAGGAGTGAGTTCTGATCTTTGGAATGATTTTTTGGTTTACAGGAAACGACTCAAAGCTCCTGTAACGGATCGAGTTCTTACAAGGTTGGTTAAAGAAGCCGAATTAGCCAAAATGCCTTTATCGGATGTCTTAGAAACCATCATTTTTAAGGGATGGAGATCATTTGAGGCTTCATGGGTTCAGCAAATGGCTCAGAAAGCCTTAGAAATGCCTCTAGGAAGCGACAAACAGATTGAGGAGGCATACAGGATCGAATGTGGCGCAGATCCTCGCCTAGCTCGTTTTAACAGCTATTTTGAGATGAAGAAATTTATCCTTGACCAAAGAGATAAGAAAAGGAAAGTTGCTTAATGGATTTGTTTGATATTCCAAGAGTTGCTCCTGAAAGCCCAAAAATGTTGAATTTAAGGGAAATTGGGGTTAATCATGCTATGGAATTTAATCAAATGTGGCATAGCCGATTACCAATTACAAGTCATTCAAATATGGTTAGAAATGCCCATAAAGTGTTTTATGGCGCTGAATTTGAAGGAAATTGTTTTGCTTGTGCTATGTGGACTGATCCAGTTGCTGGCAACAGAATGTCAAAAAATTATGTATGGCTTGAGCTTAGAAGGCTTGCTATTGCTCCTGATGCGCCAAAATTTACAGCAACATGGATGATTGCAAAAATGATAAAAGACATCAAAAAGCGTTTTCCTGATGTAACCATGCTTGTTTCTTACCAAGATACAGAAGTTCATCAAGGAACAATTTACAAAGCCTCAAATTGGGTTTTAGATTCAGTAAGCAAATTTCAGGAATGGAGCAACGAAAAACGGCAAAGAAACGCATTACAAAGTAAAGCAGACAAAATTAGATGGGTTTATGCCCTATGAAAGTTTTGCCGATAAAAAATGAAGAAACATATCCTTGGCTTTTGCAAAAACATTATGCAAAAAGGATTCCTCAAATAATGTTTGCTTTTGGCTTGTATGAAGAAAATCAGTTGGTTGGTGTTGTTACTTATGGAATACCAGCTTCCCCTGCGCTATGTATGGGGATTTGCGGTAAAGAATACGCAGACAAAGTTTTGGAATTAAATCGAATTTGTTTAATGAACAACGATAAAAATCAAGCTAGTTTTTTGGTAGCAAATTCTATTAAATTGTTACCAAAACCCACAATTATTGTTTCTTACGCTGATACTGGTAAAGGTCATGTTGGATATGTGTATCAAGCTACAAATTTTTTATACACAGGATTATCTGCTAACAGAGTTGATTGGACTGTTAAAGGGTTGGAGCATAAACACAGCAAAACTTTATCGGATGGCATGACTTTAGAGTCTATTAAAGAAAAATATGGAGATGATTTTTATTACACAGAAAGAAGCAGAAAGCACAGATACATTTATTTTCATGGAAATAAAACGCAAAAAAAGGATATGAATAATTTGTTGAAATACGGAATTGAGCCTTATCCAAAAGGAAATTCTCAGAAATATGACTCAGGATCAACAGTAGAAACACAAGGGGTTTTGTTTGGATGAACAAATTTATAAACATCAATGCGCTGTTCGACAGCTTATAAAGTGGCGAAGAATATGGGGTTTAAAGGTTTTTAGAGAGTATTTAAAAAAACATAGGTTTCATGTGAAACTTATTAGGGATTTTGAAGATCAATGGTTGAAAGGAAATAGAGCTGATGAAAAAGGAGAATGGAAATGAACTTAAATCAATTAAATGAAAACCGAATAGAGGAAGCACTAATCAAGCTGTCTATGACCGATAAAAGTCATGCTGAATGGTATGGAGAGATGAAATTCCTTGAGGAAGGTCTGAAACAAGCTGAAAGTCATGCTTTTTTGCTTGCTGAAGGCACAGTTGCGGAAAGAACAGCTATAGCCAAATCTAGCGAAACTTACGCTAAAGCTGTAAAAGCGTGGACTGAAGGACTTAAAAACTACAAGCTCATAGACAATCAAAGAAACCATGAGATCCGAATTATTGAGATTTGGAGAACTTTATCTAGCAACAGGAGGCAAGGAAATATATGAACGATTACGCACTACCATTACTGGTTTTAAGACGATTAACCAAGGATTACGAGGAAGCTATGCTGTTAGGCAACAAAGGCAAAGCCTATCAAATTGGCAGCGATCTAGTTGAAATGGCGCTCAAACTTCAAGACATAGCACATGAAAATAAAAAAGTTTGACCAAATTCTGCATGACCAATACGATCCTCCAGCTCGTAGAGCTGTAACGGATTGGATCAAGATGAAATGGGGTCTAGAGGCTAAAGATAATCCTGACATTTATGGAACTGATCTAATTGTTTACAGAGATGGTAAAGCTGTAGGCTTTGCAGAAGTAGAAGTCAGGTCTTGGTATCCAAACTGTCCTTATCCCACAATTCATGTTCCTGTTCGCAAAAAGCATATGCTTGAAGCGCCTAAGACTTTGTTCTTTGCGCTTACGCAAAACATGACTCATGCTTACTGGATTAAAGGTGAACAGGCTTTAAATCATCCTGAATGGCAAATGAAAGACGATACAAAAGATGAGCTTTATTATGATGTTCC